GAGAAGTATCGTAAAAAGCAATAACATCATCATTAGCTACTGTGTTTTCTGTAGTATGAGCAGATACTACGTCACCAGCTACTGTGCCATTGACGAGAACTCCAGATGAAGTAGTTTCAAATTTTATTGCATTGTTATAATATAAATTAACTGAACTGTCAGAGTTAAAGGTTGCGTATGCTTCACCTCCTACACTTCTCCCAAAAAATATTTGTGTATTACCGAATAGCCTTAAATTACCTGTGCCATTATCTACGATGTTAGAGTGAGACCCATCATGATAAATTTCTAAATCATCTCCACCACCAAACACTGCTTTAGCATTGTCGTTAAAGTTTACATGGTCAAAAAACCCTGCACCTGCATTAAATACAGCACGACCATTATTTGACATATCAAGGGTAAGAGCTGTAATAGTAGAACCACCATCATTACCCCTAATTATTAAATCTTTGTCTTGTGTTTCTACACCTAAATAAACATCACTATTTATAAAAGAAAATGAAGATAGATTACCTCCCCCTGCTTTAAAGTAAACATTATCGCCATCAGCATCAAGAATAATGTCTCCTGCTGCATCAATAGTTAAATTACCTGTATCACAATCAAGTTCACCATGAGAGCCATCATGGGACAGTTCAATTTCATTTGATGCTCCAGCTCTTAATCTACCAGAGTTAGAACCTGTACTTATGTGTCCATTAGCTTGAATAAAACTTCCTGATGTTATACTAGAATTAAACGTAGCTGCTCCTGCTGCAGACATATCTAAAGTTAAGGCAGTTATCTCTGAACCACCATCATTACCTTTAAATATTATGTCTCCATCTGTTCCATTTGAGTCTATGGTGGTATCAACACCATTAAGAGTTATAGTCGTAGTCGCAGATGAACTTGTATCTGTTAGAGTTAAAACTGGTGTGCCGTGACTTATATTAACAGGATGAGAAAAATCAAACTTAGCGTTACTTGCATCCCAAAGAATAGTTGCATCATTTGAAGCATCAACTGCATCTTGAATAGTAATACCTGCACCATTAGCAGAGCCTGAAGTATCACCTGACCCAGCATTTAAAGTTATGTTTTTATCTTCTACATCTAGGGTAGCAGTATTCAGAGTTGTTGTAGTGCCTTGTACAGTTAAATTACCAGATACAGTTAAATTATTAGAAACAGTAACATCATTTGGTAGACCTACAGTTACAGTGCCACTACTTTCTGCTACTTCTACTTCATTAGAAGTTCCTGCAAATGTTATTGTGCCACCTAAAGATGTAGCAGTTGAATTAGAACCATCTGATACTGTTATTGAACTATTTGCCAACATTGTATTTGTTACTGTTCCTGAATCACCTGTACCAATTAAATTACCTGTACTTGTCGGTAAAGTTAAAGTTACATTACCACTAAATGCTGAATGTGCTGGTGCTTGTAATCTTGCATAATGTGCATTTGATACTTCACAATAAAAATCTATATTGGATTGTGAGCCACCATTTTTAATTGCAATAGCACCTTGAGAAATTTGTACTCCATCTGTAGAGCCACCACCAATTCCTAATGAACCTATAACATCTACTCCACCTGAACTATCTATTACAACTCTATCTGAAGCATTGGTTCTAAATGTCATGCTATTGTCTGAATGAGCATATCTAATTTGTCCAATGTTTTTATCATCAGAATCACCAAAGAAAATATCACCACGACCTGTAGTCGTAGAAAGAATATTTAAACCGCCTGAAGAAGCTGTGGTTTCTATGGTAATACCATTAGTGTCAGGTGAAGTAGTACCTCCCACTAACAAGTTTCCTGAACTGTCTATTCTGGCTCTTTCACTACCATTATTAAAAAATCTAAAACTACCAGCTCCAAGATTATTAATAATTGCATCTGTGCCTGAAGTAAGTATTGTCATGGAATTATCAGAAGCAACAAGGTTTACTGCTATCGAACTATCTGAGCTTGTAAAAGTTGCTGCTGTATCTGTTGTGCCAGAATTAACTGCTAAAACTCCTGTAACATCTACTCCACCTGTTTTAGTAGCCAATTTTGTTACATTATTAAATCTAAGTCTAGCTTCTCCATCTTGTATAAATTGAGCACCTATTTTAGTTCCTGCTGCATTGTAGATTCTTACATCATCGCTTAGTATTTTGAGTGTGCCTACACCTGCATCTTGTATATAAGAATCAGAACCATCGTGGTAGATTTGTAAATCTGAACCCGTACCAAATTTTAATTTATCATTATCACTAAATAAAACATCTGCATTACTATCAGCTACAACAGCTTTAGAAGCTTCTACAGTTCCTGCTGTAGTTACGTCAACATAGTTTAATTCTGTTGTAGTTGCAGTAACCCCATCAAGTAAATTTAACTCAGCAGCAGTTGAAGTAATTGCTGTACCATTAAAGTTAATACCATCTAGGTAAGCTATACCGTCAACATATAAGTCTTTCCATTCTTGGCTAGAACTTCCTAAATCGTATGCATTGTCTGTATTAGGAATAATATTTGAGTTAACATCTGCACCAAAAACTACATTGTCATCTGCTGCATCACCTAATGTTAATGTACCACCATTAAAAGTTGTAGTACCTGTGACTGTTAAATTACCTCCAACATCAACATTACCTGTAGTAGTTATTGAGTCTGTAAAAGTATCTTTAAAACGTAATGAAGTTGTTCCTAAATCTATGTCACTATCAGTAACTGGAACTAAAGCACCATCTTGTATTCTTAATTGTTCTACTGCTGCAGAAGAAACTTCTGTGTAGAATCCTATTCTATTATTAGTGCTATCAATTTCTACTTTATTTAAAAAGTCTAAATCCCCAATCTTAAATATATTACCACCTTCTCCGGCAGTACCATCGTGTCTGTGTCCAGTAGAAATAGCACTACTAGAAGAATATGCAAAAACATTTACTAATTGATTGTATTCATTGTTAAACAAAGCTGCGGTAATACTGTCACCGTCTGAAAATGAACTTTGTCTAGTATAAGCTTGTGCCATAATTATCTCCTACCTGAAGGTATGTAATCTACATAAAAACCATTAATTGTATATGATGGTTTTGTATCTTCACTTATTATTGTAAAATTGTTACTCGTACCACTACCTTGTAAAGGTATTCTAATAGATGGGTTATCTAAACCACCAAATTTATTTATGCCAAATACTGCATCACCAAAAATAGATGGAGGATTTATTACTCCTAAATCAAAAGGGTCTAAAGGTTGAGCAATATTTAAATTATCATATTCAAATTTTATTGCTACATCAGGTTCTACAACTCCTTCAGCATTCATAGAAACTCTTAAATAGTGTAAAGTTTTTAAAGTTCCTAAATCACCATAATCAAAATCTGGTGTTGTATATCTAGCTAAAATAGTAGACCCATCAAAACTATCACCAGTGTCGTGTTCGTAAACAAAACCATTACTATCACCGTGATATACTTTTTCAATACCATTATTATCAAAACCTGAACCAATAGCTGTAACTTCTAAGCCTCTTGTTTCAGACCACTCAAAACCATTTGGTCTTAACGTGCCTATAACTCCTCGTTGTGCTGCATTGGTTGCTAGAGTATCAGTATAAAATAAACGATACTGAGATTTTTCTCTTAAAACAATACTATTAATAATAAATGAATTAATATTAGATGCTATAGTAGTAAGCACTGGTTGTATTGCTTGACTAACTGTACCTAACTCTACATCTCCAATTCTTGCTGTACCAGCTACTGTTCTTAAACCATCAGGTGCTAAAAATATTAAATCACCAGCAATCTCTTGAATACTATAACCACTTATACAACCTACGTTTTTAGTTACAGGTACTACTATAATTGTACTTGAATTATTTATATTCTGTAATTTAAATATTGAGTTTTGACAAAATATAAATAGTTCATTACGGAAACTTTTAATACCTTCTATTTGGTCTTCAATAACTATACTACCTGAACCAGTACTAGTAAAATCTGTTGGGTCTAAAGTACCACTATAAAAAATAGTATTTAAATTATCCTCTACCCCAGCAGCTATTAAATGTTTATCATGGACAGTTACGTGTTTAACATGTTTAGTTCCGGTAACTGTTATCTCACTACTAAAGTAAGTTCTACTATTTAAGTTAGCACCTGTGCCTTCCATTCTAAACTGATAAGGTTTATTTGCTCCATCAGCTATAATTAACGTACCATAATCTGAAGTTGCTGATTCAAATAAAGAAAAACTTATTTGCCCTTGTCCAGTTCTAGCTAAAACACTACGACCTGTAAAAGTACTATAGTTATCACCACTACCAGATACTGAACTTCTATTTATTTGTAAGTAGGTTATACCATCTTGAGTAAAATAAATATTAGTACCAGCACAAACTACTACACCATCAGCATAAGGAATAACTCCTAAAATATCGGTAGTATTTCCAGTCGGTTGAGTTGAATTAGTAGTACCAAACTTTTGATAACCATTTATTTTTCTATAGCCACCTTTTATAGAAACTTCAAAGTTTCTTAAATCAGTTGCTACTCCGGGAGTTTTTAATAAATCAATAGCATTACTAGCTTTAATTAAACCACCTGAACAAGCAACTGTATATGGTTGACTTTTTGCCATTAGAAGTATGTCCTATCGTCTGTCATATATTTAGGTGTAGGATTAATTAATACACTCTTCATTTGTCTCATGCCTTTTTTGTAATCTTCTAAAGCAAATGCTGCTTGTTGTGGACTTTCTTTAAATTGCCAAACGTAATATCTTACTCTAGCTAAAATTATATTTTTATATTGGTCTGGTAAAACTATTGTATCTCCATGAGCACTTAATGCTGTTGGTCTAGCAAAAGCATAAAAATGTACATTATAAATCTTGTCAGGTATTGGACTTAATCCAAACTTTCTATTGTCTGGTGATTTAATAACATAAGTTGGTTCACCATAACTTTGTGAATCAGCATCGTCATTATTTTCCGCATTACGATAGTATCT